CTCGGGCCCGAGCATCTCCCAATGCTTCGATTTGTCCCATTGCGTCCGATCGATCAGACGCTGGAAGCCGGCCGGCATTGCGTACTTCGTCTGCACGAAACTAAGCGTCGCACCGGTCGCGCTCGATGCCGCGGCTTGCGACATCGTTACCTGCGTCGACGAGTCGACCGAGACGACATAAGTATCCTGATTGATGCCCGTTCCCGTCACCATGTACGTGCCGGCGACGATTCCGGTCGTGCTCGGGATGCCGGTGATCACTGCCGACCCGGACGTGACGTTGCCGGTCTGGATGACGAATTGGGTCGTGAAGCGATATTCCGATGTGAGCGCCTGCCAATTGAATTCGGGGTGATCGGCAGGCGCTCGAAGCAGTTCGTACCCGACAGCGTTCAGAAGCGCGAGCTGCTGGATCGTGTCCTGCGCTGTGTTGCCTGCGACGGAAACCGGGACTGCAAGCCCCAGTTCACCGGTCGCCTGCTGTACCAACTGCAACATCGTCGTCATGGCTTATGCCTCTTTCGGGGGACGGCCGGGACCGCGCTTTACATTGAGTCCGTCAACGCCTTGCATGTTTTCCATCGCTTCCAGTCGCGACCCGAGGCGCAGCACGGTTTCCTTCAGATCGGCGATTTCCTGATCGCGCAAGGCAAGTTCTTCGGCCTGCTTCTGCACCAGCGATGAATCCTTGGCGGCTTTGACATATGCCGCTGCTTTCGTGCGCAGTTCGAAGCAGCCCATACCGATCCGCTGACACTGTTGGTCCGAACTCTCCGCCAGCTGCTCGACCGTATGGAATTCGAGTGCCTTCAGTTTCGCGACCGTCGCGACATCGAGGCGCGGCCAATCTTCCAGCGGCGTTCCGCTTTCGGGGCGATAGGAAGTCCGGCGCTCGAAGGCAGCCCATTGCTGCGGCCATTCGTCTTTGTCGCCGTCATTCGCGGGACGCTCGATGACGTTCGTCGGATCGCCCGGATTGCACTTCTTGATGAACGTGATGAGATCGAACTCGGGTTTGCCGCTCTCCTTCGAACGGAACTCGTTGTAGCGCTTGCCAGGGTAGAACTCGACCCAGAGGCCGGCCTTCGGATTCTTTTCGTCGCTTTCGAGTGCGTACATGGTTTCTCCTTGCGTTTGCGGGGTTTATTGTTGGTCGTCGTGATGTTCTTCCGACTCTGCGGCCGGCTGTTCGACGGGAGCCGCTGCCTTCAGCGCTTCGCCGTCTTTCTGAACCGCTTCGGTGATCTCGCCGGTTTCGTCGTCTTGCTTCGCGATGTCGCGAGCGTGGCCGACAACGACGTCGGCGAAGATATGCGGCTGTTCATCACCGCGCGCACGTGCGAAAGCCTGCGCAACAAGGTGAATGAACGCTTCCATGTCTTTGATCAGTTCCATTTCCTTACCCTCAAAAAAACCGGGAGCCGAAGCCCCCGGAAAGAGACGCCCGCAGGAGAACCCTTGTTACACCGATGCTTTCGAGAACCAGCCGTAGTCGCCCGATGACATCGCCGTTGCCGGCGACGTGTAGGAGCCACCCGAAGCCGTCGCGAGGAACGTCGTCGGGCTGACGGTGCAAACTGCCGTGCTGGCGGAGATCGACGCGTTGGCCTTGGCGAGGACGTACAGCTTGCCGTCGCTGCCGAAAACCTGTTCGCCGAGGTTGGCGGGAATCGTCCTGATGCCGGCCGTGATGTCGGTACCGAGGACGGTGTTATTCAGATCGAAACCGATCTGCGGAGTTACCGAGAAAGCCATGATTGCTCCTTAGGCGATGAGGACGCCGTTGAACTGAGGGCCGCGCGAAGTGAGATTGCCCGCCCAGCCGATGAGCTTCACGACAGCGTCCTGGTTGACTGCCTGACGATCGCCGCCGATTGGCACGAAGTTGCGGTCACGGTGCGGACGGAAGCTGATGTACTTCGTATTCAGCCCCCACATGTGGTTGGCGGTCGCGTTGTTGCCGATACCGCCGTCGAGCACCACATCTGCCGCCATGCCGCCGCCGTAGAACTTCAGCGCTGGGAAGCCTGCGCCGGCCAGCTTCGTGTTGCCTTCCGACATCACGCGCTGCTGTGCCTGCATCGATGCGACGTACATCGAGTAGTAGTTGTTGTCCGCGACGAACAGATCCATGCGATCACGGCCGCGAACTGCCTTCAGCGCGAGCTGCGTCATGTAGTTCTGGATGTTCGCAGCCGACACCGGAGCGCCGCCGTTCGTGGTGCCCGAGAAGACCTGCGATTGCCAGAACGCGAACGACGCACGGTTGATGCCGCCATACGTGCCCGAGGTCGGCGAATCCGGAACAGCCGCGGCGAGGCCGGTAATGTTCTTGCCGCTGTTGCCGGTGCCGTCGAGGTAGATGTCCGAGGCGATGCGGTTGATGAGCTGCGATTCGGCGATGTCGATACGCGAGTCGAGCAGATCGATGATCGCTTCCTTCGACGAGTTCTGGAGCATTTCCAGACCCGAGATGGTCACGGCCGCCGCGTACTGCTGGATCGAGAACTGAGCAGCCGAAATCGGGCTGTTCGGGCTGATGTTCAGCACTTCGTAGCCCGAGTACGAGTTGACGTTCGTCGTCGTCGAGTCGGTATACATGATTTCTTCCAAAATCACGTTACCGCCGCCGAACGGACGGACGTTGCCACGTTCGCGCAGGACCATCAAAAGCGCGTTGTTGTTCGTTACGTTGTCAGCGAGTTCGCCGCTACGGCTTTGAATGGTGGTAGCGATGATGTCGCTGATAGCACTGTTGGCAAATGCCATGACAAGCTCCTATCAGAAAAATCAAATACGGTTTGCAGAGATGGATTCGAATGCGTCTTCCAACGCTGCTCGCCGCCCTTTCGGTGCCACGCCGTTCGCCGCTGTGCCGGGTGTGGCCGATCGCGTGCTTACTGCGTTCGCTTTGGCAGCTTTCGCCGCCTTATCCGCATCGATTCGACGCTGCTTTTCTGCCGCTTCGCGTTGTTGCGCTTGCGACTTCTCGAACAGCGTGTCGTTGAGGCGGAGCGCCTTCGAATAGGCGCTTTCGAGATCGGATGCCATGCCCGTTTGTAGGAGGCGTTGCATTTCCGTCGCGAGTTCGTCGACATGGGGATGCGTTTGTTTGAACGCTTCCACCTGAGCCACAGCAGCGGCGTTTGCTTCTGCCTGCTGCTGCGCTTGAAGTTGGTTCGCTTGCAATTCCGCGTTGCGGGCGCGTTGGTTCGCTGCCATCACTTGAGGATCGATGTGCTGCTGCATGTGCGCCGGGAGCGCCGCGCTCTGTTGCAACATCTGCTGGAGCGGAATACCGACCGAATGCGCGACGTTCACAATGGTCTGAATGCGCGTGGCCTCGTCACCCGAACGGAGCAGCTTGAACGTGTACATCACGTCACGAACGACGGCCTCCGGCGAGCCGCCTGCGCTGCGTATTTCGGCAACGTAGGGCTCAACTTCCTTGAAGATCGGATCGCGCGTGGAGCGGTATTCCTCGAAGCCGCGCGCTTGCTCTTCCTCGCGCTGATGCAGATAGGCCGCCGTGTCCGGATCGAGCTTGTCCCATACGGCGCGCTTCTCGGCCTTCCACGACTTCGGCGGCTCCGGGAGTTGGACTTCTTCAACCGGCGTCGTCAGAGCCTCGCCAGCGGGCTTCTGAATGTCCGTGGTGAGCTTCTGAGCATCTGCGTTCGCTTCGATCGCTTCCTTGCGCGAGAAACGGCCGGCTTCATCGCGGGTGCGCGATTCGTCGGTCTGCTCTACAGCCGCGGTCTCGACGGGCTGAGTATCCGTTTCCACTCGCGTCTCGGTCGTTTCGATCGGCGTGTTCGCCTCCAGCGCGTCGAGCGCGTCAGCGAGATCTTCTCTGCGGGTTCTCATGTCCTATCTCCTTTAGAACGAGGTAGGCCGCGCAACGGAGCGCGTGAGAGCCATCAAACCTTGCTGGAGATGAGTCGCGCCGATGTTGATCCAGCGCTTGTCGAAGTTCTCATCGCTGAGCAGCATCGCGATGATCTTTTCGAGCTGAACGCCGGTCTCCTTCAGGCAGTTCATCATGTCGATCTCGTCTTGCGTCAGTTCGCGGTAACCGGTGATCTTGCGATGTTGGTTTTCCATGCTGTTCTCCAATAAAAAAGCCCCTTTCGGGGCTCGTTTCTGCGGGTGGCTGTCGCGGCTTACTTGAGAGCGTTGACTTGTTCGATCAGTGTCTGCTTCCGGGCCGCGCGAGACTCCTTGCTCAACTCCGGCTTTTCCTTCGCCTTCAGGTGATGCATTTCGTTGCCAATCTCGATGCAGCCGTGCGCCTTCAGGTGCTCGTTGTGGCGCGAACGTGAGGTGATCCAGGAGCCATCGATCATCGACTGGTACGGAGTCATGTCGGCGGCCACATACGGAGCCGTCACGACGCGCTCCATGGACACAGCATCGTCGGGCTCGTCACCGTCGCAGTTCTGATCGCATAGCGGCAGACGGTCACGTTCAGCAACCGACCGGAATTCATCGCGCTCATGCCCGCACAGCAGGCAGCGGTATGTGTAAAGCGGCATTACTCTTCGCTCCCTTGCTTGGCCGCACTGATCTGCGCTGCATCGAGCGTCGTCTGCGCGCCGATCTCGGCGACTTCGAGCTTGACCTGATTGTTCATGGCCGCGATGAGCATCTGGAATTGGCGGTCGCGCTCGGCACGCTCCTGTTAGAGCATCGCTTTGAACGTCTCAGTCTGCTGCTGAGCGCGGCGGTCGAGCTCGTCTCGGTGAATTTCCATCGCCGTTTCCTGTGCCGCTTGCTGGGCCTGCGCGCGCTGGGCGAACTCATCGGATTGCTGCTTCAGATGAGCCTTCAGAATCTCAATCTGGCCGCTCTGCTGGAGCTTCGCGGCTTCGAGCTGCGTGCGGTGGCCTTCGACCTGCATGTCGATCTGCGCCTGCGCCTGCTTCTCCTGCATGCGCGCTTGCGACTCGGCCTGCACCTTCTGAATTTCGACGGGAGGCGGCTTCGGCTGACCGGCCTGCGCCTGAATCTGCTTCTGAAGCCCTTCGAGCGTCGTATCGAGCATGCCCTCCAGCGTCTTGCCGGCCTTGAACGCCGAGACGCCGAACTTCATCATCTCCAGCAGTACGGGGGCCATTTCAGGCGTCTGCTGAGCCGCGGGAACGGCTTGCTGAAGGAAGCCAGAGATTGCCGTGAGGAACTCGACACGATCCTTCTTCTGCGCGTCCTCGTCGATCTGCACGAGTGAATCGGCGTCGACCTCGATGCGGAAGCTGCGCGAGACGTTGTTGCGGAGCATCGCCAGCGCTTGCGGAACGAGCGCCTGATCGGTCGGCAGAAGCTGCGCGGCAGACGACATCTGGATGATCGTCTGATCCGTGAACTTCCCGCAGATGACCTCTGCTTTCAGACGCAGAAGTTCGGTCGCGTAGATCGCCACGTCATCTTGCGTATTGCGAAGCCGAACGGACCCGAATCGAGCCTTGATCCCCTGAGCCGCCGCCGTCTCGGCAGCGTCGCTCTCGCCGCGCATGATGTCGCTGATGCCGGTGATCGCGTAGATCTGACCCAAGACGTTCTCGCGAGCCTGGAATGCGATGTCGAGAGCCTGAGCAATCGGTGCAAGGTCGACGAGATCGATCGCGCCCTTCAGACCGCCTTTCTCGGCCAGCGCGGCAAATGACTTCACCGGAATCAGGTCGTTATTTCCCGTTTCGGTAAAGAGGCGCTGCAGTTCCTTGAACTCCGCGTTGTAGACGCCGCGCACCTTCAGCGCCTTGATCAGCCCGTCGATGCGATCGCTGATCGTGTCGAGCTCGTTTGCTTGGTCCTGATACTGGATGAAGTCCGGGACCGGGACGAGAGAATCACTCGTGATAGTGCCAAAAAGGGGCTTCGGGCAGGGCCAGAAACCGTCGAGGCCGAGAGGATCATCCTTCTCATCAAGAATCGTTCCGAGCGGCTTGCTCAGCCATATGGCTTTCTGCGTGGCTTTGTCCCAGATCTCATAGATGCAGGCTTGCTTATAGCGCTGCTCCTGCCCGGTTGCCATGCGCTGAGCGCCCTGCTCTTCGCTGTTCTTCGAGAAGGGCGACGCGTCTAGCGGAATCAGCTTGGCCTTCTCTTCGCCGAATCGCTCGCAGAGCACCGGATAATCGAGGTACACCTTACGCCATACGCACGAGACTTCTTCCCAGGTACGCGCCGGGACATGACCGAAATCGCGCCAGTGGACGTAATCGATCGGCGCCGTCTCGTCGTCGATCTGCTCCATCGGCTGATCGTCGCTGACCTGCGCGGCGCCCGCGCCTTCGACGATGGCTTCGCCGTCTTCGTAGTCGGGGCTGATCGGCTCCTGAACGCTGGTCTTCGGCTCGTAACGCACCCAAGCCACGCCACGACCGCCGAGAAAGCGATCGAGCACCGAGTTCTTCATGGCTTCCCGGAAGTCCGGGTAATGCCTCACTTCGAATTCGAGCGCACGTTCCAGCAGCAGTGAAGCCACACGGCCCACAGGATCAGAGTCACGAAACCGGCGCGAAACGTCAGGTTGTGGAAGACGTGAAAACGTGGCCGGGACCAGCGTCTGGACGTTAGACCATAGAACATTGAAACGCGCAGCTTCGTTGCCATAGGTGTAATCCTTGGCGTCATCCCGATAGCGCTTGACGATCTTCTGCGTACGGTCGACCCACTTCGCGAACGATTTGTCGTAAGCGGAGATGTACCCGAGGTAACGCTCGACTTCTGCGCTCATCTGGTTTTACCCCACGATCGCGGTTGCACTGAGCGTGCCCCCGACGACGATGTAATGCCCCTGGCTGCACGCGAGATAGAGCGGCAGAAACTGACCCGCAACGAGCGGTGTAGCAGCCAACAGTGGAACCGCCGTCGACGTCCCATTGCTGTCGTAGATGGCGACCGTTCCGGACGTGCTCGCAGCAGCAACGATGCCGATCAGCGTATTGCCGGGGATCTTGTTGACCGTTGCGTTTGCTGCAAACGGCACGCCGCTGCCGCTGATCATTGCCGTCATCACATTCTCCGATGCGCACTTACCGTGCGCGAGTGATCCATCCACGCGTCATTGAGCGTGCCGATGGTTTCAAGGTTGTTCCAGTCAGGCTCTTGCGGAGGAGCTTCGTATTCGAGAACGCTCATCACCTGCGCGCCATAAGCGAAGCCATCAGACGGGTGCGAGGCCCAGTTGTGTTTCGGCTCACGAGAGAAGACCTGCGTCTCTTCTTTGTAGTCGTATTCCCATGCGCGAAGGCCATCGAGCCCGGCCTCGCATGCGGTCGCGTTGAACGCGCATTTCGCGATTACTGCACGAGCTGCATTGATCTGATCCAGTTTCTTGCTCTGCGGAACGACATCGACCTTCCCGGCACCGAACGCGCTCAGGAAGCGCTCAGCAGTCGTGTGCTTGCTCTGGAACGTCTTGGCCCGCGCATCATGCGGCAGCCATATTTTCCCGAGCCGCATGCCGGTGCTTTCGAGGTTGCGCTTGATGATCTCGATCCAGTCGTCAGCGTCGTAGCCTGATTCGCCTTCATACTTCAGCAGATGGAATCCGCCGTTGACGCGCTGCCAGTACCACCACGTTGCCGTGTCGTGGAAACCTATGTCGCTCGAAATCTCGACACCGGCACCGTTCGGATCGAACACGATCTCGTCGTTGATTCGACCTTCGCGCTCTGCACGATTGACCCACTTCGCCAGGATCGCGCCTTGGCTCGTCCCATAAGCGCCGTTCCATGTGTGCTCTGCCTTGTCCTCGTCATCAACGAAGTCATGGGCCATTTCGCGGTAAAGAACGTCTGGAAACCAAGGGTTGTCGCGCCAATTCACCATCACTGAGATGGCGTCAGGAGACGGATTCTTGCGGAAAAACATGTCGACCGGATCAGTCTTGAACCGCGGGTTCCAGCTGAACCACAATTCTGAGCCTTCCTTCCGGATAGTCGGGCGAAGCAGATCGAGCGAGTGCTGGCTGAACGTCTGAGCCTCTTCGACCCACGCGATGTCGTATGCCTCAAGCGACTTCACGTTCGTAGCGTTGTACGACTGCATGCCCTTGAACACGATCAGCGAGCTATGCGGACCGCGGATTTCCGCATCGAGCACGTCGAACATAGTCTGAACGCCAAACTTGGCGATCTTGTCGACCAGAAGCTGACGCACCGAATCTTTGATCGAGCTTTGCACTTCGCGAATACACACGACGCGCGTCTGAGACTGAATGCAACGCAGGATGGCCTGTTCAGCGAAGAAATGAGACTTGGCGCCGCCGCGGCCGCCGTATGCGCCCTTGTACCGCTTGGGCGCGAGCAGCGGCTTAAGCTTGCGAGGAACCTGGATCTTGAGGGTCGACAATTTCGAACTCGACTTTGTGGATCACAGGGCCGCCGCCCTCGCCGGTCAATTCCTGCGTGAAGCGATCGCCGTACTTCTTCGGGTTCATGCGGGCGAGAACCCATTTGCGCGCGTCGACCTGAACGCGAGTCTTCGCGGGGTCCGCGCCCTTGTCCGCGATGTCGATGATCTCGTCGAAGTAATGCTCGGCGCGCATGTTCTGCGCTTCGGCATACTGCGCGGCGAGCTTCTCATCCTTCGCGACCCACCGAAGCACAGTGCGCTTGGCGGGATAGTCCTTCGTCTTGCAGATGGCGCGCAGGCTCTCCCCTTCGGCCATTCGCTCGCAGATGCGGTCGAAAAGCTTTTGGTCGAAAGTCGTCGCGGTCATGGTCAGGAACCGATGCTCGCCGCCCAGATGTTGCCACCGAGGCAGTAAAAGTCCGCAGTCTTATTCACCGGGATGCTCACTGCCGTGTTCACGCCGGCGTTCGAAATATTGCCCCCGGTCGGCGGATACACCAGCAGCGGGTTCGCGCCGAAGTTCGCGACGACGTAGATGTCACCGGCGAGAGCGGTCATGCTCGCAGCGTTTTGCGCGGGGAGCCGAGCGCCCGAGTTCAGGGCAACGTTCGAGAAGACCGACACATCGGACGTGATCGCCGTTGCGGCTCCTTGGCTCGACGTGCCTGCTCCGGAAAGACCCGTTACCGGCTTTCCTACGGTCATTTGGGCCTGCGATGCGGGCACGCCTGCGCCCATCAGGTTGGCGATGGTGGTCATCGATGCTCCTATGCTGCGCGCTCGGCGCTGTGTTGAACCGTTACGAAAGTCTCGCCGTCCCACTGCGCGAGCAGCTCGACGAGGTGAATGTCTGCGACTGCGACCCAGCCCGTGATTTCGTCGCCTGCGCCCTTGCCGTCGCCCCATTGGCCAAAGCGAATGTGCTTACCGGACGGCGAAATGCGCTCCGGATCGAGCGTCACCGAGTACAGCACGACACGCGGCACGGGGTGACCAAGGCCGGAGAAGAGGCTGGCGTTCTTCACGTCCTGCTCGAAGCTGACGATCGCGACGCATTTGGTTGAGGGGATCACGTGGAAGGCTCCAGAAACGACAAAGCCCCGGCAGATCGCTCTGCGCGGGGCTCGGTGTGGCGTGGAGTAAGCGAGGCCC